CTAATGTGCGTTTATTCACTCATTATGAGCATTTACGCTATCCAGTAAACAAAACACCCTTGATAGGGATTGAACCTACCAAGGGTGAAACCAATGAACAATGAAACACACGCTAGGCGTGATGGGTAATGTTTACATTGTTACAGGCAAATTGTCAAGCAATCCGTTTTGGTCCAACTCCACCAGAGTATCCACCAGATTGCGGTTGAGGGATTCCCATGCCAGCTTGGCTACCTTGCGCTGCCATACCCGACTGACCCATTCCACTCATGGAGTTTGGAATTGGAGAATATGTAGCGGACGACATTGTTCCACGCGCCTTGTTCGCAATTACGGGTGGTCGGTAGAACATGCTTGTAGGCATTGCTTTTGCGGCTTGGGCTTTCATGGCATTCATGCCACCCATTGACTGCATCTTGTTGGAGATTGCCTTGTTCAGGCCTTGTCGATTCATCATAATAGTGTTTTAGTGTTGGGTTAATTTAGTACGGAGAGTAGTTCATCCAGAGCAGCCACAGACCCCGCGACCTTCATCACATCGTTGCTGGACTCGCACAAGCGAAGGTCACCGAAGAACTTCTCGCGTTCGTCTCGGATGAACTGGACGATGGCGTGATATTCCTCGCGGTCGGAGAGTGCTTCTACGGCTTGTTGTATCGTTGGTTTTGGCAGTGGTGTCATTTGAATGGGCTTAGTTTCTTGGCTAGTCTCATCTTGGCATGCTCAATAGCCTTCTGCATAATTGCTTCTGGAATTGGCTTCTTGTTTGGGATAATGTCATTTTGCATTAGGGCCACCTCATTCTTGCTCAAGGTTGGAACAAGTGTGGGGAAGTCGATTTGCTTACCATCAACCTTTACGGCCCCACTCTGAGTGGAATACTCAGTAGCAACGCTGCCGTTTGGTAGTTTAAGCTCGCCAAGGTAACCCTGCCCCTTTTGAGTCTTGTCTGGTCTTTTTCCGTATTTAACCAATGGGAGATTAAGCCCCATCTTTTGCTGTGGTGGGTTGATGGATGGCATTGTTACTTGCGCTTGGCAGTTTTCTTTGGCGCACGGCTCATCTTGATCTCGATCTCGACATAGCCTTTGCCCTTCTTCTTGCCGTTTCCGTTTCCGTTGTGGCCGCAGCCATTTGATTTACCTTTTTTCATAAGTTATTTGCGTTTCTTGGACATTCCTGCTTGCGAGAGAGCTATAGCTACTGCTTGTTTTCGACTCTTCACCACGGGTGCTTTGCGCGGCCCCTTGGGGTCTTGGCCCGCATGGAGCGTTCCAGACTTATATTCGCCCATTGTCTTTGCTATTTTGGCTTGCTTGGCGGATTTGGTCTTTGGTGTCTTCATTTTAATATCATTTCATGCTTTTACTGCCTTTGCAACGCCACTTCTTACGGGACAATGCATTGGGTGAGTTGGGGTCTGATTTCCAGTCACCCTTGATCTTGGCTGAACGAGCGCAGTAGGCATCACCCTTCTTCGTGCCGGGTCGGATGCGATCCTTGCCGTCAGCAGCCTTACCTGCCTGCCCGAAGCGCACGGTCTTCTTGCGACCAGTATCGGGGTTGGTGACTACCTTTGTGAAACGCTTTTCCATTACTGCTGCATTCCTTGCGTTTGCATACCACCCATCTCCGCAGGAGCCGTGCCGATGCGACCGATCTCTGCGTTCTGGGCCTGCTGGAGTTGGAACTGGTACTGCTCGGCGTATTTCTGGAGTCGCGTTGCGAATGCCTCGTCCGATTGTGCGCGTTGTGCGACATCTGGTTGTTGAACATACGCTTGCACAAGCTGCATTGCGATCTGTGCGCCATTGGGCTGGGCAGGAACCTCGATGCCTGCGAAGATTTTGGCGAGGTCGTCCGTGACATTCTTCATGACCTTCTGCTGCGCTTCCTCTGCTGGTTGCAGGACATAGTCGGCAAAGATCGGGTTGATGCTGGATGCCGTAAATTCCAACAGCTTGTTGACATCCATGATTCCGTTGCGGTCGAGTTGCACCAGAGACACCATGTTTTTAAGCTGAGTCTCGGCAGTCTCTGGGTCGTTGCTCTGTGAGTCGAAGTTGACCACGATGCTGAAGTTCTCATCAGCCGAACCCTTGGTCATCACCTGCGGGTTTGGGTTGCCAGTAACTTGGAAGAACACCTCATCAGGCCCCATTCTCTGATACAGCTTCCAAGCAAGGTTCAGGACATCACGCACATGGTCTAGGAATTTGGACACGAAATACTGCTGCCTCATGGACGAGAGCGGATTGTTAAGGTCGAGACCAACGCTGCGGTCTGCCTGTCCGATCATCGACACCTCGACCTCCACGGAGCCATTGTCGGGCGGCGGTGTCGGCCCCCACTGGATCTCGCCCAGACGACGATATGGGATGCGCCTGCCCGGCCCCCAGTCGGAGGGAGGCTTGCCAGCGGGGTGCATGAGGGGTGGCAGGGTTGCCAGCGACGAGCGGTCAACACGCGAATCACGCTCGGTTTTGATCTGGAGTTGTGCGCCGCGCAGGATGTCCCCGAAGGTCTGCACCTCGTACATGCGCTTCTGGTTATTAGACAAACGAGTTACCACAAACGGATAGTCGTCATATCCGTTAAGCAGTTCGTGTTTGGCGTAGCCCTCGGCAGTTGGGTGGAAAACGGTGCAGTAGATGCCCTCGCTGCCATCCTCTTCGTCGATCAAACGCTGGTAGCCGTAGACCACCATGACGAGGTCATTGTCATCGGTAATAGGCAGGCGGGTGACATTTTTCTGTTTCTCCCCGTCGAGGTACATGGAATCCTTGCCACGGAGTCGCTCGATAGCGTTCTCGACCCAGTCTTCGTCCCAGCCCTCGTTGGTGACTTTTTTCTCCAACTCTTGGGCAGTCAGGAAAGTTCTCCAGAAAATGTAGGGGCTACGCTGCGGGTCGGAGACATAGGGTGGCAGGATGACCTCCCCGTCCGGGGCGCAGGAATGCACCACGGGGCGATCCACGGTTACCCTAGGAATGGGTATTTGCGCCTCTCCCTTCGTTCTGAGGTCTTTGAGGGCTTTTCTGGCTCTCTTCCCCGAAAGTGCAGGGAAAGCCTGAGAAATCAATCCTAGGGCCATTTCTGTGGCATTCTCGTCCATGAGCAGATCCACCATCTCTGGCGCGGCCTGCGCAATCTCGTCCAGAGTCATGGTCTGGAGGTAGGTGCGGGACTCCCGCTGCCACCCCACATACGAGATCATGAGGCCTTTTTCGAGCAGGTAGTTAGCCCCCAGTTCCATGTGTTCACGGAAATTTGGGATGTAAGACGAACGCATCCATTTAAGGAATCCAGACACCATTGAGGCCCGTGGCATGGATGCCATCGAAGTTGGGAACGCCTTGATGTGGGAGCGTTGGAGGGCTTGGTCGAACAAAGCCACATAGGTATCGATCCGCTCACCAATGACATTTACCTCTTGGTCGGATGCTCCCTCCCACGGGAATGCGTTAGCACCGTGCTTGCGGAGGTCGTCACTCTTGCCCGGCCAAATGTTGCGCCGCTCGTCATAGCTGCGGAGGCAGGTCTGGAAGTACTCGTCGAGGTCTATGAGTGCGGTTTCGTAGGCATAGGTAAGCGCACCCACATCTGGCTCTTTGTCCAGATAAATCAACGATTCGCCTTCTAGGGCTTCTGAGTCAGTTTCCATGATATAATTCGTAGGTGTCGGAGTCTAATTTCCTGTTGATTTTAATAGTCTTGTGAAGCAGTCGCTGGGACATGCGGTTGGGAACCTCGATGGCAATGCGATTACCATTCAACCCTGCATATACATACCTTGGGTTAATTGCTAGTCCAATAACCGTGACCTCCAGTGGCTCGGCTGCTGGTTCTGGGGCGGGAATGACCGCTTCCGCTTGTGGCTCCACCTTTGGCGCAACCTTCTTCGCTGCCTTCTTTGCTGCTTTCTTCTTTGTTTTCATGGTTAGTATCCTCCTGTGCCTTGTCTAGTTACAGCTATATGTGACCCGTCCACATGGTCAATGCCAGAGATT